GGGTTAACCTCCATTAAGTTAGTAAATAATAAAGCAGGGACAAAATATTTCTGTCATATATTATTATACAGTAAAGTTTGTGATATTTCAATATAAATTTTAGATAATTTCAACACATTTTCTTTGTGCAATATCGCACAGTGCAGAACAATATTTTACTTAATCTTATCATATATTAGGTAAAATTATAAGATAATTCTTAAATTAACCGCCTAAATGCCGTTAAAAAATCACTTATTAAATTTCAATTTTGCATTTTATCCGGAGTCATTAAACAGCTTTTTCCAGCTACAGTTTTTTCACTTCAGGCGCTAAAAATTTCCTCAGACTACTTGATTTTTTCATCTGATTGTGATATAATTTAATCGTTATATGGGGGTGTAGCTCAGCTGGGAGAGCGCTTGCTTCGCATGTAAGAGGTCAGGGGTTCGAATCCCCCCATCTCCACCATATATTTAAGAAACCGCATTGCAATGCGGTTTCTTAATTTTTATCCCCGAAAAATCCCCGAATTATCGCGGAAAACGAAAAATCCCCGGAGCCAGCGCCCCGGGGATAACGATTATTCAATTTTCACAGAGCACCCAAGCCCCCGGAGCTTCGCGGAAACCTCGTCCGCCTTGCTCTGTCCGACGGAGATCTCGGCGGTAATCCTGACCTGCTTTTCAGGAGCCACAAGCGCCCGGAACCAGTCCATATTCTTGCCGAATCTGGCGAGCCAGTGCTCCGGGTCGCCGTGGTTGGAAGCGTAGTCGCGGGCGCAAGCCTCCTTGTGGCTGATGATGTTTCCCGGCTTAATGGTCGGGTAGTTCTTCATGAGCCGCTGGCAGAGGTCAGCTGCAAGCCCGAAGGACTCCTCGAAGTAGGCGCGGTCGTTCAGCGCGTCCTCGCCTATCTCTATCTGAATGTACGCCGGGCTGTAATTGTAGCTGCCTTTTGAGCCAGAGCCGCAGCCCCAACAGCAGACGTTCCAGGGGAGCAGCTTAGCCGCTTTCACTTCGCCGTTCTTGTCCTTGCCTATGACCGCGTGCGGGCAGACATCGCTGTCGGAGCGGTCGAAGTAATTCTTGTAGGGGTTATCGCCGCAGATCTCCGGCGCGTTGACGTAGCGCTTAAGGTTCGGGTTATTCGCCCCGGTTGAGTGGATTATGATGCCTGCCGGACTACCATGCGGCATGGGACGGGCGGCTTTGAACGCTCCGTTGTTCCGGGCGTATGCTTCAAAGGTTATCGCCATCGTCGCCACCTCCGTTTTCTCTGCCGCTGTCGGCGAGACCTTCGCCGACCATGTAGCCTATCACAGCCGCTCCGCTGAGTATGCATCCGGACACGGTCTCGGCGGTTTCAGAGCTTCCGCCAAACGCTACAATCAGACCTGCGATAAAGCCTGCGAGCGCTATCCAGAGCTTTCTTGATGTCAGCTTTCTTCTCCAGTCAATTTTCATGGTTGTTGCCCTCCAGTCTGTCTATTCTGTGATGTGCCTGCTTTGCGCTGGATTCCACCGCCGTAAGCCGCGTTACAAGGTCAAGATACTGCTGTTCCTGCTTGTCCAGCTTGCGCTTGATGTCGTCCATGCTTGCTTTTATGTACCCGATATCGCTGCGGTATGAGCCGTCCTCGCGATTATCGTCCCGCTTGTTCCGTGCGAACGCCGCCGCGCCAAAAATGATACCGGATATCGCGGCGATTACGCTGATAATTGTGATGATGTTCTCTACAGTCATGTTTCCTCCATTTCCGCAAGCTCCGCGCGGAGCTGCGCTGCTTCTTCCTCAAGCGCCTTGAGCCGGGATTTATCCTCATCTGTTCCGACGCCCGCAACTATTGCAGCAAGTGGGCGTATTCTTTCCCGGTCTATCTCAACGAATCTCCGGGATATCTCGGCGGTGCGCAGCCGATTTTCCCTGGCGGCGCGCTGCTCGTCTGTTTCGCGCGGCTCGATGATGTCGTTACAGTTCTGCGACATATGCGTATCCTCCTGTTACCTGTTTGATGTCCGTTATGGTTCTCATGCTGGGGCGAATGTCCAGCGGGTCGATGTCGTTTGTGGTTCTGACCTGGTAGAATCTCTGGCACTTCGCAAGCTCCGCAGCGTAGTCGGGCGGAACGAACGGCGTCGCCAGTGAACCGCCCTCCAGCTTCGCCCATGCGAGCTTCAGGGAGTTCCCGGCTTCGTTGCCCTTGTTGAACCCGATGGATACCGCTGATATGTACTCGCTGTCAGAAAGATCTACCGTCACACTGTTTATTCCAGCCTGAAGCCTGGGAGTATAGTAGCTGTCAACGTAGTCCCCGGCTGCGGTCACAGTGCGGATACGCGCGGCCCATACTCCGGTGACGTCCGCTGCCTTGAGAGATAGCGTGTATTTTCCCGGTGGAAGCGGGAATTCGTTGTTCTGCCAGAACGCATGGGTATTTGAAGTCAGCGTTGCTGTAGCAGTCAGGCGGATTCCGTTGGTTTCCGGAGCAGCTTTGCACTTATCAGTGGAGATATACCACCTGTCCACGGTGTAGCCGGTGGAATACTCGTTCTGTCCTCGCTGATTTACCCGGAAATCCGGATTGTCAAGCTCGTTCTTGCCGCTCAGCGTATTCCAGTATGCCTTCTCATCGGCTGTAACGTGGATATCCGCGTCAGCCGCATGAGCCTCAATGGCGGCTCTTGCTACATCGTCAGCACCCGAGCCGCCCTGTGCTGACGTCTTAAAAGGGCATGCTGTGTAATCGCTCCCGACGAGCATCACTGAACCCGTGCCAAGCAGATACACCGCTCCGCAGACTCCGTATATCGCCGCTGCCTGTCCCGCCGGAATGCTGACCGTGCCGTCAGCTCCCGCCGTAACGCCCGGAGCAGTGGACGCGTACACGGTAGCCGTGCCGTCGTTCCGGAGCCAGGCGTTTGTGCCGCCGCTGTAATCTGCCCTTATTTCCGCGCCCGAAAGCGCTATAGTCTTTGATGTCATGTGTTGCCTCCTATTTTGTATTTTTTCATTAAGTACGCCGAGTTATTACGCACCGTTGCTTCATCGTGGTATTGCGAGCCAAAAGCACACATTACAAAGTCACAAATTGTTGGTGCGTCCAATCTTGTTGACCCGAGATACTCGTTGTTGAGGTACATCATATTCGCGTACTGCCCGGTCATGCAGTTACCGACATGCCCAACAAGAGCGCCATCAATGTAAAAATAAGTAACACCGTCCACACGTGTAAAGCAGTACACATGGTACTCGATACAACTTACGTTTGTTTGCTGAATATCATACGCTGCAGACGAAAAGTACAAATTGCCATCAAACTGCAATAAACCGAAACCATAATGCTCAGAATTAGACAGCTGTGAAAGCCTCTTCGTGATAATGCAGTTGATAACCTTACTAACCTCAGACTTTACTATGGCATACACTGTACTTGGCTCAGCGCAAGCGAACGTACCGTACTGACTAGCTGTAAAGTGCACTGCTTCACCGTTCTCCGAAGCGCCTGCAAGAACGATATCGGCATATCCGGCAACGGAATTCTTCCAGCGCAGGCTTGCAATATCACGCGTATCGGGCGTGAACATTCCGAATATTCCGTCCATTATAAATGCCGTCTTGCTTATTCCCCTGCACATCGCCACAGCCCAGAACACCGCGTTATGCGCAGCCACATCGGTTATACCCGCCGAGATTTCCGGCTCGAACTCGTTCCCCGCGCTGTCGCTTATTTTGGATATCAGCCCGGTTTCCGCGTCCTTTTCTATCGTGTACGTCGTGCCGTTGAATTTTACCGAGGCGTCGGTCAGGTACTGGTATTCGGTGAGAGTAGCAGACGTTGCCCCCGCCGCCACCTGCTTCTCCGTGGCCTCCTGCCGGTTCTCGGTGCTCCGGTTCTGCGCCTTGCTTTCTGCCGTGCAGGATATCTTCTCGACAAAGCCGCCCGTGCAGGTCAGCGACAGCTCCTGTTCCATGACTATCGCCTTTTTCTGCGTTCCGTCCGCGCCCTCGACCGTGAACACATCGCCCGGTTCGAGGATATTTTCCGCAGGCATTTCGAGTGAAACCGCCGAGTAATTCAACCCGCCGAGCCTGTTCCATGCGTATTCCGCGATACCGACCGTCGCAAACGGGTCATACGCCGTCACTATGCCGTCGGCGGTTTCGTCGTACTCAGAAGCAGTGCCGTCGATGTAGATTTTATCGTCGCCGCCGCGCTGGAGCAGTATCCCCTTGACCGTGTATCCGCTTCCACCTGCTATATCCAGCGAGTAGCACCGTCCGTGCTGAACAGTTTTTCCGACCTCCTCGTAAGCCGGAAATTTCAGCACCTCAGACGGCGAGAACCGCGCGTTCCTGCCATGACTTGCCGCGATGTAGCTGATAAGCTCCTGCGCCGTGTAGCCGTCGGGAGCTTTCTCGACCGTGATATCCTCGCAGACAAAATCGGTCGTGACCCCGGCGCGGGCACAGAGGTAATTCAGCATTGCCTGCATTTTGCAAGGAAACGTCGGCGCGGTCGCTTTGCTGGTGTCCACCCAGCACACGCGCTTGTCGAGCCTGCTCATCATGTCGTAAGCCTTGACCGCAGTAACGCCGTTGCGTGTGACCGCCTCGTCAACGTAGAACGTCCCGAGCTTCACCCAGTCAAGCACCGGAGCTGTGCAGCGGTAAAAAACCTCAACTTTTTTCAGCCGCCCGTTGAAAAGAGTTGTCGTCTTAGTTTCGAGCGTGAGCATGTCCGACATGCACGCGCCTATCTGGAGCTGATCGGAGCAGCTCCGCAGGATATCAACGCTGATAACGTCCCCGAGCCATAGCGTGTCCGGTTCGGCGGAATTGCCGTAAACCTTGACCATAACTCCGAACTGCCGCCCGGAGCTCTGCACCTGCGCAAGATATTCGTCTGAAACTGTCCTCATATCACATCTCCTCGAACACCAGCGAGATCTCGCTGCACATTACGTCGTCGCCGTCTGCGTAAAGCACCGGGGTCGGGATATCACCGCTCAGGTGAACAGAATACACGCTGCTGTCAACGCTGACATTGAACGTTATCGGCTTTATGACCGTCTTGATCTCCTCCCACTTCGCAAGAGGAACGATCGGGAACTGCACAGAAATGCGTTTCTTTGAAAGCTCGGAGATACGGTCTACCACCAGCGAACCGTTCAGGGTCTGGTTTACCGACTGGCTCCGGAACGTGTCCGCGATATCCGGCGGCAGGATAAATTTGCTGACGTCGATATCGCCTATTTTTAGTATCATGATACCTCCTAGAAATTGAACGGCGATTTGCCGGAACGCTTCGCCATGATGTTGCAGTCCCGCACGCACGCCTTGCCTATCGTCAGGTCGCCGGCGGTCAGCTCAATGGTCATATCGCCGAACGCGTCCTCAAACCTCTCGACCTTGCGTTGCAGCTTGGTTATCGCGTTTATCACGTCGGCGAGGTCGGTCTCCTTCGAAGCGGACGAACTTTCAGCCGCGCCGGATATCGCGCCGGTCAGGGCGTTTATCTGGTGCGCGGAGGTCGTCTTTCCGAGGATGTCCTTGCCGATAAGGGATTTCAGCGCGGCTGTCTGGTCGTTGTCCCACATGGTCGGGACATACGACGTTATGCTGATGAAATTGCCCTGGCTGCCTGTGGAACTGCTCGAACCGCCTGAGCTGGTCTTGGTTTTCGATGTGTCGGCGGTTGGGGTGTAGGGCTTGTAGGTGTAGGTGCTTTCCAGTTCGGTTTCAGCGGGCGTTTCTTCTGCGTGAGCGGCTGTATTACCACCGCCCGACTTTTTCCGATAGTAGTCTGCCTGCGTTTGTGAACCATATATGAGCTGTTTTTGCTTGGGAGCAGTCAGCTCATTGAATGTGCTTTCTATCTCTTCGAACTCCGTCATTTTTGCGTACATATCGTCCCGCGCCTGAACGAGCTGATTGTAAATAGCGCTGTCGAACGCGTCTGTTCCGACATACTTTTCCATGCGGCTGACCATTCTTGAAAGCGCTTCATATCGCTCACGGTAGGTAGTTCCCGCCTTGAATTTGTAGTCGGTCGTGGAAGAAAACATTGAGCTGGTTATCCCCTCATAATTCCCGCCGGATTCGTCAATGAACCACTTCTGGAGATATTTGTGCAAGCCGCTGTTGGAATCGGTATTGTTCAACGACAGCGCCCATTCAGTGTCCTGCGCGTCCTGCGCGGTGTAGTATGCTGCTTTCGCGTCAGCTTCCGCAAGTTCGCCCTTGCTGTCGATAAGCTCGCCCAGCAATGAAAGCTGCTCCTCATACTTGCCGTTAACAAGGTCGATTTTCGCAGCCTCCTGACCGTAGGTATCTATCAAGGCCTTTTGCAGTTCCTCAAGTTTTTCCTTTGTTTCTTTGGCGTCATCAGCAGAATTTTTCAATGCCTTGTACTGGTCGGAAAGCTTTCCGACCTCCTTTGCGGCGTTCGCGGAATCCTTTGCGGTTTCGTTAAGCTGCATAGCCTGGTTGTGGAGCTCGTTCACCTTTTCGGCTGAGGTTTCAGTGGTATTGTTGAAAGCCACAAGCGCGCCTATCGCGCCCGCCGCAAGCGAAGCTATCAGCACGAACGGATTTGCTGCGCCTGCAACATTCAGGGCTATCTGCGAGGCTGTCGCCGCGTCAGTGATGGTCTTGAATGATTTTAGCGCGGAAACCGCCGCCGAAACAGCGTTTCCTATCTTGATAACGGTATTGAACGTGATGAGCGCCGCTACTATCGCCGCGATAACGTCACGCATTTCCCATGCTACTTTGATAGCCTTGCCGATAAAATCGACCGCACCTTTGAGCGCGGATATCAGAGTAGGCAGGTGCCGCGCCGCAAAGTCCGAAATCTTGGCCGCGATGTCAGCGGCTATCTCAATGAGCGGCGGGAGCAGCTCTGATATTATAAGCGTGAGCGGGTCGATGAGGTCGAGCAACGATTCAACAAGTGGCTCCGCTGCGTCCAACAGCACCGGAACGACCTCGTCGGCTATCTTGCCGAGCTTATCAATGACCTCCGAAACGACCGGGATAAGCTCGTCGCCGAGCGGCTGTATCAACAGCTCAACCTGCCTTTTCAGCCCGCCGAGCGCGTCCGAGAGCGAACTGTAATTCACCTCGACTATCTCGTCCACAGCTCCCGCGCAGTCGTAGGCGCTGTCGGAGATATCGCCGAGCGCCTTAACCGCGTCAGCGCCGAGATCTTCCCACATGGTCCCGAACAGGTTCACGCCTGCCTCGTTCTGCGCGATGGGGTCTTCCATATCGCCGAGCGCCTTTATGATTGTCTGGAACGCGTCCCGGGCAGCGTCGCCGCCCTGTGCGAACTTCTTCGCCATATCCTCCGCGTCGTAGCCGAGGGCTTCAAAGCCTTTTTCAGTCGTGTCCGAGCCGTCGATAGCGCGGATAGAAAACTCCTTGACTGCGTCGCCGATTTTGTCGAGGTTCCATGCTCCGTTCTCCGCGCCGTTCGCGAAGATAGTGAACATATCGTCGGCAGAAAGCCCCAGCTTTTTGAACTGCACGGAGTACTCGCTGATATTGTCCAGCAGCTCTCCGGAGTAGTCGAGGCCGTCCTGCGCACCTTTGGCGATATAATCGAACGCGTCCTCGGCAGCTATACCGAAGTTCTCCACCATAGCTTTAGCGGCGCGGGAGGTCTCGGCGACGTCCATATCGAACGCGTCCTGCAAGGCGTAGGCGCTTTCGGTGATTTTTTCGAGCGGCTCCGCGTCCATTTCGCCGAGATTCTGAGTTATCGTGGAAATGCTCGCGGCGATGTCGTCGAAATTCTCGCCGAAGTTGTTGCCGTAAACTCCCTTTATCACCTCGGAGTACTTTTCAGCGGCAGCCGCGCCCTCGCCTGTGGCGCTGGTAACACGCTTGACAGCCTTGTCCAGGTCGTCAGCAGATTTTACCGCCGCCGTGCCTATCGCAGTACCCGCCGCAGCCGCTGCGGAAGCAGCCGCGCCTATTGCCTTGATAGCTCCCAGAGCCGCTTTTTCAACCTTATCTGCGGAATCTCCGATTATCTTCTCCGCGTTCTTGAGATCGTCGGGGAGCTTGCTGTTGTCGCCCCGGATATGATATACTACTTCTCCTTCGGGCATTTTTCCTCCTTTCGGGCATGAAAAAAGCACCTTGTTTTTGTGCAAGGTGCTTTTTCTATGTACTTGATGATTGCCGGCGTTACATAAACGAAATCAACGATAATACCGTAAACAGAGCGCTTGCGACCGCCGCCACCATAGAAATGATGGAAATGACAGCAACCACCTTTGTATTCTTCTGAACAGCGGAAAGCAGTTCGTTATTGCGTTCCTCCGCGCGGCTTATCTTCTCAAGCAGTATGTTTGTCGCGTCAGTACCCTCCGCCATTCCGGACGGCGTGCCAGCTTCCGCACCATATGTCACATACTGTGAGGGAATAGTTTTGCCGCAGGCGTCGCAGTACATTGACGTTGACGTTCTGCCACAATCGGGACATCTGTACATTTTCATAGAGAATTACCTCCAAAAAGTTTATTTTCTACATTATAGCACGTCCCATCGGAAATGTCAATACAGAAATCATTCAGCCTGCGCCCGCAGCATATTGAACAGCCCGTCCCATCCCCCGCCGTCCTGCGCCTGCGAAGCGCCCTTATTCGGCAGCGCGTACAGCGTTTTCAGCTCCGTGAGACGCCGGATATACTCCGCGTTGTGCTTGTTCGGAGCCGGGATATCCTCCGAGCGTATCCGCATTATCTGCTTCACCGGCGCGTCCTCCGGAAGCCCGTGGAACATCGCGAGGAACGCGCACCAGTGCAGCCGCCCGCGCTCCTGTATCAGGTCGATACCGTAAGCCTGCCGGAACGACGAGTATATCTCCTCCGCGTCGAAGCTGAAATCAACGCACTTCTGCGGCTGCTTCTGCGTTGACAGCCTCCGCTGCGGTGGAGCTATCACCTCGTCCATGAGCTGCTGGAGTACCCGGCTCTGAACCTCCGGCGGCGGAGCCTTCCGGCAGTCCACGAGCCACGAGAAGCCCGCTTCCGTCTTTTCCTCCGGCGTGAGGTCGGGGTCATCGAGAACGTCGTAGAACCTCAGCACCCGGTCGAACCACAGAGCCAGCCGGTACTCCTGACCTTCAACGGTAATGCGGTCGGGAAACGGCTCGTACAGCCTCATCTGAACTTCTTCCCCCTGCGGTAGATTCCCTTGAGCTGTTCGCGGCGGCGGGCTATGCACTCGTTCACGCGGGGGAGTATCACGTCGTAGATATACGGCACTATCGCGACGGACATCTCAACGTAGTTCCCATCGAAGAACTCGCAGATGGTTTCCGCGTTCTCCCTGCCGAAACACACCGCGAATACCCCGCGCACCGCCCTGCCGTACTGCTCGTAAGCCTCGGCGTAGTCCTTATCGGAAGCCGCCTTTTTCAGCGCCTGCTCGGCGGTCGTGATGTCAGTGAGGTTCCTGCGGAGTCCCCCCGCGATGGCGTCGATGTCAACGACGAACTCCAGCTTTGCGGCGGGCTTTCCGTCCTCTCCGCAAAGCTCCAGCGCGTCGCGTATCTTCTCCGATCTCTTTATCTGGTACATTTTCTGCTCCTTTCAGCATTAAAGCCCTGTCTTCTTCTCGCCGGTGTCGTCCAGATTTCCGTCCTCGACGGTGGGCTTGCCATTCATCGCCATGACTACAGTCACAGCGTTCGGCGCGGTGGATTCGCCGCCTGCAATAGCTATCTGGGTCAGCGTTACCGGACAGGTGACTATCTGCCCGTTGCGGTTCATCTTGATATCGGTAACACGCGCCGCGCCGGGGCTCCACTGAATCTTGTCGAGATAAGCGCACACCGGGTCGCTTGCCATGAAGTCACCCTGAAGCGTTATAGTAGGCTGGAATCCGGTAACTGTGCTGGAGCTGTAACCGCCGTCGCTGAGGTAGGACGCGGAATACACGTTCTCGTTCAGCGCGTTCGCGCAGTTCTTGAACGCATTGCACATGGACTTATAGGTCGCGCTGTCACCTGTGGGCGTGGTGTTGATGAAAAACTTGACCTCGTGGTTGAGCTCAACACCCGCGACCTTGGGTAATGTCTGGGACATAGTAATTCTCCTTTCAGTCGAAAAATTCGGAATTATGAATGCGGAATTCGGAATTTCGGTGCCGCCTGCGGCGGTTATTTAAATACGTCCCACGAAGTGGGACACCTTAATTCCGAATTAAGAATTCCGAATTCCGAATTAAATAATGATCCGCAGGCTGACGGACAGCGAATATATCCAGTAATCGCCGTCCGTGCCTACGAATAACGGCTCGCTGCGTGCCTCCGCGTTAACGACAGGCGCACCGAGCCGGGCTGTATCGCAGGCGTTGGCTATCCCGCAGAGGAAGCCGTAAGCCTGCTCCTGTTTCTTGAATTTCGACAGCACGTCGAGGGAAAGCACCGCCCGGCGGTTCGCGAGGTCGAGGGAGGTGAACTCCCGGGAACCTGTCACGACCTGCACTGCGATGCTCTCCCCGGCCGAAAGAAGCCCGACGGACGCCGGCTGTCCTGTTGTTTTCTCCGCAAAAGCCCGGAAAGCTTCGACTGCCTGTAACTGCGCCGTCATTTGTTCAGCTCCTTTCGCAATGCTGTTTCGTAGATTTGCCGCCATTCCTCGCCGTGATCTGCCTGGGCGCGCTCGCACCAGTGGGAGCCAGCTTTCGGGTTCTTGCGCTTATCGAATTTAAGCCGCACCTCCGGCGAGACCTTGACCTTCGTCTGACCCTCCCGCGCCCATGCTGAACCGGTTTTCGGGTCTACCATGAGAACTCCGTGATAGAGGTACCGCGCGTAGGGAGTAGACCAGACGAGCTTTCCGTGCAGTATATCGCTGTGGATATTCGAGCTGTTGACGAGCGCGTCCTGGTCGTCCGGGACGTACTCGTTGCAGTCCGCGAGCACCTGCTGAGAGGTTATCCCGCGCGCCTTTTCGGAAGCCGCACGGATATTCATTGCGATCTTCGCGGAGTTGATGTTGATGCTTACAGGCACAGTCCCACCTCCAGATGGTGGAGTTTCTGACGGTCGTAAAAAACCTCGACAGTCTCAACGCGGTAACGCTTGCCGCCAAATTCGACGATATATCCCGGCTTGAACTCCGCCCCCGGAGCGCTGTTCCGGCAGTCGTAGAAAAGCGTTGCAGACAGCGTAACAGAGCGGTTGTCGGACGTGATTATCATTTTACTCGCAGGCTCTACGCGGATATGCGTGAGCTTCGCCAGCTCGACGAGCTCCTTTTTCTGCCACGCGTTTTCTTTCTCCTCGTACAGCACAGCCGAATGAATCAGCAGGGAACGCGGGATAGGTCTCATATCCTCACCCCTCTGTAGAGCAGTCCGGTCGGCTCCAGCAGCGCCAGAGCCTGGGCGCACAGCGAATTCGCCGCCGAACCGCCGGAATTGCCTGAACTCCCGCCAGCGGGGCTCCCGCCGCCGGAATAGCTGAACTTCCCGAGCGTTACTGAGCCGCCGTCCGTGGTCTCCGACAGCGCAGAAACACCGCCGTTTTCGAGGATAAACTCCGCCTGCGCGCAGACCGCATTCTGCGCCGCTGTACGCCAGACTTTCGGCGTGGTAGCTACAGTATACCCCGAGGGGAATATCTCCCGGTCTACGATAAGCTCCGCGCGTTTGAGAGCGGCTGTCAGCTCGTCCGAATCCGTCCAGCCGCCCCAGTTCTCGGAGTAATATTCAGCCGTGACCGTCATGCTACTGTAACATAGCCGACCTTAACGCACTTCTTGCTGCTATCGAGGTCGATTATCTCAATGATGTCGCCCTTCTTGCAGGAAATCTGCGTGCTGTTGGAAGTGAACGCATTTGTCGTAGCGATGGCGGTGAAGTCCTCCTCAAGCGCCGCGCGCTTTGCCGGATTCACGCGGTATACGAACGCGTCCGCAGCGCTCTCGGCGACAGTGACCTTGCACTTGTCAGAAGCAAACGCGCCCTGCATAAGAGTGAGCGAACCCGCGGAAAATACCGCGTAGACAGCGCTCTTGCGGAGCACCTCATGTCCGTAAACGGAACGCCCCTGAACCGCAGAAGAACCGATGTGCTTGCTGTCCTTGAGGTCATTCACGGCGATAGGCACCTTCCATGCGTTGATGCGCGTAGCATAGCGCGGGTGACCTGCGATCATCGCAAGGTTAGCGGTGTCGTCGTTCCACTCGTACACGGTGAATCCCGCGATCTTGCCGACCGCGCCGGACTGCTTCACCTCGTCGCCGAGCGCGGAAGCCTGCACGAACAGCGGGCTTTTCAGCATAGCCGCGTAGATGTCCGGGGTAACAAGCAGGTAGCGTCTGCCGTCGTTCGGGACGTTCGCCTTGCTCATCAGCGTACGGATATCCACAACATCGCTGTATACGGTGCTTGCGGAAATGGAGGACGTATTGACGCGGGTGCCCTGCGAGATGAGCGTGGAAGCGCCGTCCCGGTCGAGGGCGGTCGCCATGGAGTAGCCCGCGCTGTCAAGCCTGTCCGCGATAAGGTTGTCGGGAACGGAAGCCGCGTCGTAGCCGTCCACAAGCTCGTTGACGTACTTCTCGCGGTTGATGAGGATAGAGCGGTACTCGGTGGAGCTTTCGGAAAGATCGCCGCCGGCGCTGCGGTCGTAGTCGCCGACCTTGACCTCGCCGTCGCGCACCGGAACCTTGACCGCGCCCGCGACCGGGTCGCCCTCGTAGTCGTTGTTGAAGATGATACCGTCCTTAAGAATGTTTTCCGAGCGCATTTTCGCAAGGACAAGCGAAGAATAGCGCTCCTGAGCCTCATGAGCCATAGATTTCTCCTTTCAGTCGAAAAATTCGGAATTATGAATGCGGAATTCGGAATTTCGGTGCCGCCTGCGGCGGTTATTTAAATACGTCCCACGAAGTGGGACACCTTAATTCCGAATTAAGAATTCCGAATTCCGAATTAAAACTTGATTCCGGGGTTCTTTGCGCGGAATGCAGCTTCAACGCCGGAAATCGCGGCGCTGCCGTTCCCGCCGGAAACCCCTGTTGTTGGCGCTGAACCTCCCGCGAACTGCGGATATTTCTTCAGCACCTCGTCGATTGCCTTTTCAAGCGGCATGTCGTCGCTGACTTTAAGCGAAGCCAGCGCTACTACGTCGTCCGCCGCGTCGGGCTTTACGCCCTTTGACGTGGCGAGCAGCTTCGCTTCAAGGGCTGCGACCTTCTTCTCGGCTGCGTCCGCGCGGTCTGACTGCACCTTGATAGCTTCCGCGGACTTCTGCTCTGCGGATTTCTGGTCGTCCTGCCACTTGTGGAATGCTTCCAGTTCCTCCTTGCCGGGAAGTCCCTTGCGTTCGCGCTGAACGCGTGCCTTAATGAGGTCGTTGACCTCGTCCTGCGTGAATGTTTTTGCCGCCCCCTGCGCGCCAGTTTTGCGCACAATACCGTCCGGGTTTACATCGCCGAGAATGTTTTGCGCAAAACTTTGCGTAGATGTGGTAGGATCACCTCCGGCGGTCTGAGCGCCGCCCTGCTCCTGTGTTGCCTGGGTTGTCTGTTCGTCTGCCATTGTTGTTACCTCCGTTTTAAGTCCGTATGACTGTATTCCGCGCGGGCTTTTAATGTCGTCAGCGTGTTTCGGACAATAAAAAAGCACGCTGATCTCTCAACGTGCGATTATGGTGGGAACGGCGGGTTCTGCCCCCGCTGGTCATTATTCCGGGCATAAATGACCTATCTGCCCGTAACTGTATGCACGTCATCTTGCCGCGCTGCGTTCCCGTGATGTTCCCGACATTAATATCGGGAACATAAAAATAGCGCCCCGTCGGAGCGCTTGGCTATTGGAATGAAAAAGCACCTTGCTTTTGTACAAGGTGCTTATTTCTTACTATTGTTTGATTTCTCGTCCGCTTCGCGTTCAAGGTCTTTCAGAAGTTGCCTCATTTTTTCGACCGCTTCTTCGTTCGAACCGTCGAGAGAATGCTTTTTTATTTCAGCCATTCAATTACCCCCATGTCAATATACTTGTTAAGAAATTTATTGACAACAGCGCGATATTCAGCGTCAGACCCAGTTTTAATCTGCTTTCGCACCATTCTGTCAAGCTCTCTTATCAAGTCTATTCTATCATATTCCGTGAGCTTTGTCAATACCTCAATCTTGCCGTTATTCTTAACAACTGACATGGATTTAAGACTATTTTCTCCAAAGAACTCAACCACATCGTCGATAGAAAAGCTATTGTTCCGAGGGTGATTATGCATAAGGAACAAATCCTTGCCGTAAAAAGCGCCGAATTCTATTTTATCATCAGTGCCATGAAGAACGCGCTTTCCGGTCATATCACTATTGAGGATAAAAGCTACTTCCTTACTGCCGTTTTCCATCATAGATGTTTTCAGCAGCTTTTGATGTTCTTGGTGTATTTTCTCACAGATATCATCAGAATATGTTTTTGGAGTAACCTTTGGAACTTTAGCGACCGTTTCATCGGTAATGGCTGTGATAGGTTTCTTGCTTCCGCTTTCCCTGAGCTTTCCACCATTATTCACGCTCCCATAAGTCCTCACCCTGTCCGACCGATATTTCAGCCCGTTGCTGTCGCAGTAGGATTTCAATGCCTTGTTCTGCTCCGCCATCTTCCTGCGGACTTCCTTTGCGCCCTCGGTATCTCCTGCGGCTTCGAGCATATCGGCTTCCGTTTTGGATTTGCGCACCTTGCGCTCAAGCTCCCGCTGCTTGCAGACCTTGTTGTACAGCGCTTTATCTTCCTCGTCGTCATACTCAACAGAGGACTTCCGGAACAGCCCATCGGAAACGCCGCGCGGACGATGTCCGCAGTTTATCCCGAACAGCCCGTCCGGCTCGCCGAAGCTCGTCTGCGACAGCGGAATTACCTTGTGCTTCCTGCCGTTGATGTCGGTGATCTCGGTTGTCCTGCCGGAGCGAGAAATCAGCTTCCCCTGCCACGGTCGACATTTCGGACGGCTGCCGGGGTGACTGCTCACCTCGAACACGTCCTGCCCGAGGCTGTCCATCGTCGAGAACTGCGCTTCCAGAGCCGTATTCTTGACCGTCGCGCGGATATCCATGTTGACGTAAGCTTCCGGAGACCACTCCCGCCCCGACTTATCCACAAACGCCGGAATGCCTTTCTGCGCCATCTCGTGTATCGTCGTGCGGACAGCCTTTGTGCGGCTCTCTGCGCCCGAAACGACCGCAGCCGTGTTGCTGTTCAGAATATTCAGGACGTCCTGCTTGTTCGCTATCTCGGACTGCTCCCGGCGCTGCTCCTGCGTCCACTTTTCAGCAACGGTATTCACGGTGCGGACGAACATGCTTTCCGCCTTGTACTTCATGACGGTGTTGACCTGGTTGTACACGTCCTTAGCCTGGTTGCGGTAGTGCCTGACGGCGTTCGCAGCGCTCTCGGCGAACCGCTTATCATGCCACATGCCCTGGATACCGTCCTCGGCAAGCGTATCGTCTATCGCCTGCCGGACTGTCTCCGCAACATTCCCGGGGATTCCCTTGGTACCCGCCGCGATGATTTTGTGCGCGTCCTGCCGGAGAAGCCCGTGCTTTGCAAGCTGCTTTAACTGCCACTTGCTGACCTCGTTGAGCTGGTGGTCGTCGTTCAGCGAAAGCTGCCGCGCTATCCGGACGAGCAGGCGTTCCTCAACGCTCATGTATGCGTCGGCGATGGGAGCGGCGAGGTTCAGCGCTTCGAGGGCGGTCATGATTCGTCACCGCCGAAGAAATCCGCGATATTACCGCCGCCGGATTCCTGCGACATGCGCTCCAGCTCCTCCCGGGCGGTGGCTTCGTCGCACTTCTGGACCTCCATTATCGCCTTTATCTTGGATTTCAGCCCCGCCGAAACCAGCTTGATATTATTGTCTATCAGCGTGTTGTCGTCGATGATGATGTTGTCGTTCCAGCCGACCGTTACGCTGTACTCCCGCGCGGAAAGCTCCCCGGACATCACACCGAGCTGAATCAGCGCGTGAACGACCGTTTCTATCGTCTCGGTGAGCAGGTTCTTATTATTCTTGACGGTGCGCGCCGTCTTGCTCTCCTGCGAGATTATCTCCGTCGCCGTTTTCATGCCCTGCTGGACGTCGAACGAGAACGTTCCCGCGGACAGCCCGGTCTGCATGCACAGGATATTCAGATACGCGTTGATGGCGCTGACGTGCTGTTCTATGCGGAGTTCCGTGGTGTTGTCGGTGATTTTAAGGTTCTCGCCGTCCTCATGCCGGAGCGCTATGAACGCCTCGTCGTCCGCGTCGAAGTACCGGACTGCTTCGGCGGTGTCCGGGTCGATTATGGTCTGCACGCAGGAACTCGGCACGATTATGCGCTTCTTGCCGAGAATGAACTCCCGCTGGAAGCTGTCGAACACCGTGTCGAGCGCCCGGAGCGTATCCGTGCAGTTCGCGTAAACCGACATTCCGAGCGGCGTGTCGTAGTCCGAGTTATTGCTGACGAACGGGCGGAAATACGCGAAAACCGGCGCGCCGCCCTCGTACACGACCGGATTCTGCAAGTCCGGGAACATCTCCGCAAGCGGGCATTCCCGCCCGAGTTCCGAATCGGAAGCCGCCTTGAACAGCTTGAACTCCGACTTGCCCGGCTGCATGAATTCCAGCAGATGATAGTAGTCCTTGCCCCGCGTGTAAGTCCCCGAAAGTATTCCGGACTGCACGCCGGAGCCGTCCCAGCTCACCGGAACGAAGCGGTCGGCGGTGATGTAGTCTATCCTCGGATTCCCGTCGGAAAGGTAGCATTTCAGCACCGCGCCGCCCATCGCGTAAGCTTTACTGAGCAGTTCCGGCAGCTGCTTCCAGAAACCGTTCGCGTTCAGCGCGCTGTTTATGTATTTCTGATATTCCGGGCTGTCGAGCGTTATCTCGCACTGCTCTGAAAAGGTCAGCGCCGCGAGATTATCGCACAGCACCTTAGCCATATTCAGCCGCAGGAGCTGCCGCTTCCCCCGGGAGAAAAGCCCGCCCTTTGCGGTCTGCCGCCATTCCGGGTCGTCGCGGTATATGCGCCGCCACTTATCAATGCAGGCGCTGTAATATTCCGAGCCGCTGAACTCCTGCCCGAATGCGGCGGCTATTTCATTTGCGTTCATGTATTCCTCCAAATTCTATGAGCCGGTTCGCGTGCGGCTCGAGGGCGTATTCAAGCGCGTCAAGACTGTCAATGTTAGTCGAGCCGTCGTCAAGGCGCCTGTCCCTGGTCGGCGATTTGCCGTCCCAGACAGCCTCTGAGAGCGCCGCTATGGTGTGCCTGCACCTCCGCAGGATAAAGAACCTGCCCTGGCTCATGAGCATGTCACAGAGCCGTATGCGGTCGATTATTTCGCCCTTGCGTGCGTTGCGGACTTCCACCGGGATATGCCGCGCGAACACCTCGGTGCGTATGCCCTTGATGAGCGTGGTCTCCGCGCTGTCGCACCAGATGGACGCCGCCCTGACCTGCGCCTGCGAGCGCTGGACGAACCCGCAGACGTCGCCCGTGAGCGTTCCCGGGTCGATTACCTCCTTGCGGTAGTACTCGTCCAGAATCACGATACTGCGGTACCCGCGGGTTATTCCCACAAGACACCCCGCGTGCGCCGAGCCGTTTCCGCCGAAGTCAAGCCCCATCGTTCCGATGATGATATCCGCCGGGACCTCGTCCAGAATGAAGCGCTCCGGGTCGTCGGCGAACTGGCGGTAGATTACGCCGTCAGCGGACTTCCACTCCCCGAGTATGTATCGCTTGAAGAACACGCCGGTATACATGCCCCGGTAGCGCTCCCTGACGGCTTCGGAAAGCGACAGGTTGTCGTCCATCGTGAAATGCAGATACAGCAGACGTTTGTCCGCGCGCTTGTCTATCCAGCCAGTCTTGAACCAGTGCGCGGGACTGCCGGGATTGCAGTTGAACCAGAATTTCGACCCGTCCACCGAGCAGCGTCCGGTCGCCTGGTTGACGAAGCTCTCCGGCATGAGCGCGACCTCGTCAAAGAACACACCCGCAAGCGTGATACCCTGAATGAGATCCTGGGAGCGCTCGTCCTTGCCGCCGAAAACGTAGAAGTAATTCTCTACGCTGCCCCTGCGGACTATCACAAGGTTCTCGGTGCGCTGTTCCGATACCGAATATCCCCGAGAGCGGAGCATTAATTTCAGCCAGAACAGGACGTTCCGGCGGAAGCTGCCGATAGTCTTTCCGCACATCGCGAAGTTACAGGCTTCGAACTCCGACATAGCCCAGATAACGAAGCCGAGCGACATCGCGACAGACTTCCCCGAACGGATAGCGCCGTCCGCGATAATGCCGTTATAGTCCCGCACTGGGGACGAGCGGCACCACCAGTTCAGCACTTTCCGCTGCTTCCGGGAGAACGGCTTGAACTTGAACACTGCTTTAATCTTCATCGTTCCAGTCCTCCGCAGCAGAGCCGTCCAGCGCCGGCAGGAAGCCGTCGTCCGGGGTCTGCTCCTCCTCGCCGGAGAGCTTCTTCTCCTGCAATGCTGCCTGCTTCTTCTGGAGCTTCACGCGCTCCCCGGAGCTGCCCTCGCCGATAAGGTCGACTATCGCATTGAACGCCTTGGTGTCCCCGAGCGCCGCCTGCCGTACCATCGCCGCGACTACTGCCGCGCCGTAGGTCGGGTCTGCTCCGAAGCCCATGTCTACAGTCATGTTGTATATGTCGTCGTTCACGATTCCGCTTGAGAGCAGGTCATTCATCAGGGATTTCAGCGCCTTTTTGCGGCGGCGGGTCTCGCCGGATTTTTTGCCGCCCTTTCTGCCGTTTTCTCTTGCTTCGCTCTCGCTTCGATTTGAGAACGGCACTAAATTCTTATCATTCAACATCACCACCTGCTTGCATAGAAAAAGCGCCCGGGCGATTGCTTCGGGCGCTTTTCAGTATTTCATGATACTAGTATAGCACATTTTCAGCTATCATTCCATATCATCTTTACGGACTGGAGCGCCCGCCCGTGCAGGCGGCATATCTGCGGATAGCTGTAATTCATGCGGACGGCGGTTTCGTCGAGGGTCAGCAGGTTGATGTACTTGTACTCTAGCAGCGTACGCAGGCGCACCTCCGGGACGGTCGCTATCGCCGCGCGTATCTCCCGCTGGAGGTCTATGCTGCGGTCGATGTCCTCGTTTATCTCGCGCTCCAGGTCGACTATCCGGGCGGTTATCTCGCCGATACGGTCGCGGGGCGTTGAACTGTGTGTACCGTCCGAGCTTCCGGAGCTTACCGTCTGCGCTTTCCTGCGGAGCTCCCCGACCTGCTCCAGCTTCGCGTTTATGCTGTCGTTCAGGTCCTTGTACTGCGAGAGGTATTCTTTTGCGGTCATTCAGCCCTCCTGTTCCATTTGTCTGCGGCTTCTTCTATGGTATCACCCCATACAATTCTGTGGCACATATGGCAGCGTATAAACCATTTGCCATTTTCGCCTTTTTCGACCTCTGGGCAGTAATACCTGTCCCCGCACGAGCAGCGTTTAAGGTTTTCAACCTCGTTTTCGTCCATCTTAGCGCCGCAGTTGCCGCAGTAATCTGTTGTCTGGGCGTCTTCGCCCTGCTCACGGTCATAGGAGAACCCGCAATTAGAACAGCACGGGTCTTGCGTATGGTAGCCTTTCCAGTACGCATGCACCACCGGCGCGACATCGGCGGCAGGCGTATCTTTCGGAATGACAATGAAATCATTCGCCAGTTCCTCGATGTGAGCATCTGTCCAGACTGGCTCATCATCTTCCGAAACAGAGCTAATGTACCAGTCCTGGAGATAACCCTCGTCTACCGCTTCGTTCTTGTCTATGTATACACTCATTCGTCGTGCCTCCTTTGCTTCAAAATTTTCAGCTTGTTGAGCGCTTTTGCTTCCAGCTGACGTATGCGCTCACGCGTTACGTTGAACTGCTTCCCGATTTCTTCGTAACTACATTTTGCGCCACTGGTTGTAAGCCCATAGCGCAATATAATAATGCGCTTTTCCCGGTCGGTCAGTGTGCGTGGAGATACCCCGAACGCAATGCTTATTAAATCATCGTCTGTATCTGCCTTGACTTGCACTTCTGCGCCCTCGCTGCATTGCACTAGTGACGCATACGTTTCAAGCAGCTTCGCCTGATTGTTGACCAGCTCCTGCTTTACCGCAAGATTACGCTCCAGAATCCGTATCTGGTGTATAAGCTCGTCCTTTGTCCAGCTTTTCAGCGTGCTGTCTGCGTAGGTGTGTTTACTCATTCCTGTTTACCACCTTTCAAACCAGAATCTTACGTCCGTTCTAGGGCGTG